TACTATTATTATTGTGTTGAACTATTATTTCATTTGTTTTTATACAAATACATTTCGATTTATGTTTCCATAATCCAGAACGATTTTTAAATTCTTTTTTACATTTTTCACAAAGAAATTCAGAAGAGCATAATTTAGGCATAATTTGGTTTCCTAAAGTTTCCAAATGGCATAATTTTATGCGTTTTGCGTGTTTTGTAGATATATTATGATTATCAAAACTACTTTTTTTACACGTTCCATAGTGACATAAATCACAATAATATTTATGGCATAATTTCGGCATATTTTGGTTTCCTAAAGTTTCCATAAATTATGCTCAGAATAAAAAATTTGGATTTTATCAAAACATAAAAAAACAATATCGTAACAAATTAAAAAAAATATTTTTCAGCTACCAGACCATAAAATTCAATTATGGTCTCAGAAACATTTTTCGCATAAAGTATTTTGGATTTTGAAAATTGGACAAAAAAAATGTCCAAAAATGGATTTTCCAAAAAAGTCTTCCCCAGATTCCTTCATCAACACTACACGTGAAGGGACATAAAAATCGCGCATTAAATCAAGATTTCTCTACATTTTGTAAAGAAAATCTAATAAAATTGATATAAATTTGGCCCAAGAAATGATGGTATATTTCATTAATCATGGTGCATATATGCTGTACCAATAATTATCCAACTGAGAATGAAGTTAAATACCAAGAACACTTTGAAAAATTCAGTTATCCTTTACACGTCTTTCAAAAATGGGCCATTGAAGGAATTGTGGAAGGACATCATGTATTGGCCTGTTGTCCCACAGGTAGCGGTAAATCATTGCCAGCCGAATTTGCTCTCGACTATTTTCATTCAAAAGGTAAAAAAACGATTTATTGCTCACCCATCAAAAGTTTAAGTAATCAAAAATTCAATGATTTCACCCAGAAATACCCCCATGTTAGCGTTGGTATTATCACAGGTGACATACGTTGCAATCCAGATGCCGACGTTTTGGTCATGACCACTGAAATACTTTTAAACAAATTATATCAAATAAAGAGTAAAGATATTATTGCAAATATTGCAAATTCTTCCATATCCTTTGAAATGGACATTGAAAATGAATTAGGTTGTGTAGTGTTCGATGAAATTCATTACATTGCCAATGAAGATAGAGGTCACGTTTGGGAAAATTCAATCATGATGTTACCAAAACACGTCCAAATGATAGGATTATCCGCCACTTTGGATGACCCAGTGAAATTCTCGTATTGGCTGGAAAACCGCGGAGAAGTAAATACTAGTGATAAAATTGTTTATTTAACTGCGAAACAGGTAAGAGCCGTTCCATTGATACACTATTCGTTTATTACAGTGCCGCAAGGAATATTCAAGGCGGTAAAGGACAAATCAGTTCAAGCAGAAATAAAAAATATCATTAACAAACCATTTGTGATTCAAGATGCCAAAAATATTTTTAACGACGAACATTATTTAAAAATGCATAAAATGTTGAAATTATTCGAGTCGAAAGAGATTCGCGTTAAAAAATCGCACGCGTTAAATGAAGTTGCCAAATATTTAACCGAAAATGAAATGACTCCTGCTATATGTTATATATTTTCCATAAAACAAATCGAAACCTATTCGAAAGAAATAACAACAAATTTATTGGAGTTTGATTCGAAAGTTCCCTATATAGCAAAAAGAGAGTGTGATAAAATTTTACGAGAAAAATTGCCGAATTTTGAAGAATACTTTCATTTACCAGAGTATATAAATTTGGTGGCTCTTTTGGAAAAAGGCGTAGCAACCCATCATTCAAAAATGTTGCCCATATTTAGAGAAATCGTAGAAATATTCTTTGCGCGCGGTTATATAAAATTATTGTTTGCCACCGAATCCGTCGCCATTGGTTTAAATTTACCAGTAAAAACTTGTATATTCACAGATATTCATAAACACGATGGAACTAATTTGAGACTATTGTATGCTCACGAATATACTCAAAGTGCAGGTCGAGCAGGTCGTCTCGGATTAGATACAGTAGGTCATGTAATTCACATGAATAACCTTTTCAGAAACGTCGATTCTGTATCCTATAAAACCATGATGAATGGCAAGCCCCAAACACTTACCTCTAAATTTAAAATCTCACACAATTTGTTATTAAATTTAATCGATATTGGTGACAATAAATTAGTGGATTTTGTCAAACGTAGTATGGTAACATGTGATTTAGACCAACAGCTACAACAATTATATTATAAAATCACCACATTAAATGGCGAGCTAGATAATATGAAAACATGTGCCGCCAACCTAAGAACCCCTAGCGAAGTCATACAACAATTTATAGATTTTCAAAAGGCGCTTTCCACTGCGGTAAATAAAAAGCGCAAAGATATTGAAAGACAACTAACCCAGTTACGCGATAATTATAAATATATTGAACCAGACAAAATAACGTTTCAGAAAATGAGTCTAAAGGAAAACGAAATAAATGAATTGCAAAGGCAGTTTGACGGCGTAAACTCCTATATCAAGTCAGGAGTAGCTTCCGTATTAAACCTATTGAAAGACGAATCATATATAGAAGGTGCTACTAACCCAGACAATGGCGAATACGATGAATCCAGTCTAAAACTCACTATGAAAGGGAAATTTGCCAGTCAATTACGCGAAGTGCATTGTTTAGCTTTTGCCAAATTATTAGAAGATAAATCGATGGAACATTTGACCTCCAAACAGTTAGTATCATTGTTCAGCATATTCACCAATATTAATGTTCAAGAAGAACGTAAAAGCATTTGTCCTAATTCGCGTGATGAAGAAATACAACAAGCCGTCCATTTATTAACCGTTCTGTATAACGATTATCAAAATAAAGAATTCAAATATGGAGTAAACACTGGGTTCGATTATAATATTCATTATGATTTGATTAATTATCTAGATGAATGGTGTGATTGTGAAAATGTCGAATCTTGTAAAGCGGTTCTGCAAAAATTAGGGAGTGAAAAGGAAATATTCTTAGGAGAATTCGTAAAGGCTCTTTTGAAGATTAATAATATATCGGGTGAAATGGAAAAAATCGCAGAAATGACTGGAAATATCGCTTTTCTCAGTAAATTAAAAGAAATACCCAATATGACGTTGAAATATGTTGTTACGAATCAATCGTTATATGTATAAAATTATTCCCAAATATTCGGTTAGCAAATATAAATTGTAAAATTTTTTTCTGTAAATAATATAACATGAGTTATGCAGATATTGGAGCACTTTGCTTAACCGAAATTATAGGAGACTTTGGTTATAAAGAATTCGCAAACAAAGGTGGTATTAAAAATTTCGCAGTGGGTTCGGTAGGTTATCTAGGTGTAATATATTTTTTAATCAGGTCCTTACAGGGATCGCAAGTTTTATTAGTAAACGCCGCGTGGGATGGGTTGAGCGCGTTGATAGAATCTGTGGCCGCCATAATTGTATTGGGTGAAAAATTCAATGACCCTTGGAAATATGTCGGCATCTTTTTTATTGTTTTAGGGTTGTTCTTTTTGAGGCTTCCAGTAGTAAATGAACATAAATTTATCATTCCGAAATTTTTCCTTTCTTAATAAACTAAACAACTCAATAATCATTTAAACGCTAATTTCTTTTTATCTATAACATCAATAATGGAGATTATAAATAAAATTATCAACAACAAATATAAAATACTTGAGAGAATAGGAGAAGGTGCCTTTGGGTCCATATATAGAGGCCAAAATATTAGAACAATGGAACGAGTGGCCATAAAAATCGAGCCTATATGCAATGAAACCAAGCTTTTAAAAAATGAATCAACTGCATACCAATACTTAAACAATATTGACGGTATACCGTCGGTAAAATGGTTTGGAAAGGACGAAGACAATTATTACATGGTCATTCATTTATTGGGCGACTCTTTGCAAACTATAAAAAACAAGCGAGATTGTTTCTCTCTAAAACTGGTTTTGCAAATTGGTATTCACATTGTAGAATTATTAAAGACGATACATGAAAAAGGTTTGGTTCATAGAGATGTTAAACCAGACAATTTTCTATTAGGCTTACATAGTGACAGCAAACGCATTTTCATCATTGATTTTGGGTTTTGTAAATCGTATTTATTTGACGGAAAACATGTGCCGCAAAAAAGGACGCATAATTTAATAGGAAGTCGAACATATGCCAGCATAAACTCGCACAATTGTATAGAGCTAAGTAGGCGTGATGATTTGGAATCTTTAGGTTATATGTTGATTTATTTTTATGCTGGATTTTTGCCCTGGCAGTTCTCAACTTCAAATGAACACATGAATACCAATGAAACCATTATAAGGAGTAAGCAATCTATTACGGAAGATGGGACTCTACCAAAGATACTCGTCGATTATATAAAGTATGTTAGGGAACTGGGATTTTCGGAGAAGCCCAATTACGCGTCGATTATAGACGGCTTCAAGAGGGAAATAGGCTGTATTAGAAATATATCAAAATAAAAACAATTAAAAAGAAATCGTGGATATATTATATTACAATGACTGAAGTTACATCGCTCCGTATATACGACAAAATGCCTGAATTTATTGAATCTGTCTTTAGTGTTTTTCAATTGGTAAACAAAAAAGCGGAAAAACAACAAGACAAGAGACTAAAAATGATTGCTCTAGTGATTTTCAATTACGTTAGAAAAACTGCATCAGACTTCAACGTAAACTTGAAGGCCCTTGAAATAAAGGAATTAGAGTCTATTAATTTGATACCTATTTTCGAGTATATTTCTTACAATAACATAGAGCTTTATGACTTTGATAAAATAGACGTAAACGATGTCGACACTAGTAAAAAATCCGATTTAGAACGTTTTGTTTTAACACATGTATACTATATTACGCAACCAAGAGCTTAAATGTATTGTTCTACGATATAATACATTTAGGGTTTTATATGAATACTACCAGTATAACTCTAAATATAGGAGGTTTCAAGGAAATTATAGATACTTATTTGGAAACCCATTCTTCGTATGAAAATGGTAAAATTTCGTTTGAATGCGAATACGGTGAACTCATTTTTTTTAAAACGCGCACGAATGTACTTACTGTGTTTGGTATATATATATTTCCAGAATATAGAGAAAAGGGAATTTGTCGCGCTGTATTGCAATATTTAATCGACGTTTCGGGGGTACATTTTAAAATTTTGTCTATTCAATCCGTTTTATCGAATATATTGTATGATTATTTGTTGAGGTTTGAGTATAAAAAGAAACATTTTACTATACAAAAAAACGGGTTTTTTTTACAACTGTAGTTTTCGAATACTATGTATATAGAAGCTATATATGTATTATACAAATAATATTTGTCTGTAAACTATATAAAGATAACGCGCGAATATAGTTTATACTATGTCATCTAACAAAGACGATGTTACACCTTCAGAGCACTTAATCGGTCGCGTTAAGTGGTTTAACAACAAAGCTGGTTACGGATTTATTACAGTAACCGACGGAGAACGTTCAGGAACCGATGTTTTCGTGCATCATAGTTCCGTTAACGTTGAAAATCAGCAATACAAATATTTAGTCCAAGGGGAATACGTAGAATTTAGTTTAAGTAAGACAACTTCTGGTGCCCATGAATGGCAAGCCGCAAATGTAATTGGTATTAAGAGTGGTAAATTAATGTGCGAAACTAGACGTGAATTTAAAATGTCCAGAACCACATATAAGACAGAAAGGGGTGATGAAATTGAACCAAGAGACACCAGACCAAGAGACACCAGACCAAGAGACACCAGACCAAGAGACACCAAACCAAGAGACACAAAACCAAGAGTTCGAGGAGAAGGACCTAGAGAAGGAGGAGATAGAAAGACTTGGACTTTAGTAAATAATGCAGCTGATAGTGATAGTAAACCACGTGGTAGACCTCCTCGTCAAGGCGCCACCGTGAATAGTGAAGATAAATAAAAATTTGGACAAAATATACTATGCGAATAATTTCAAAAATAACTTTATTATTTAAATATTTTTGAAAAACTTAAATTATTACTATATTATATAATGAGTGATGATAACTATAAATCAAGCTCTCCAGAAGCTCAATTAGGAGGTGCACGAAGAAAAAACGGGCATAAGGCTTCTTGTTCATGTCATATTTGCGAAAATATGAAAAATAAAGCTAAAAGAGGAGGCTATACAGAAGATGCTGAAAAAGAAATGGTAAAACGAATGGGCGGTTCTAACAAAAAAAATGGGCACAAGCCTAATTGTGGTTGTCCTATTTGTAAGAATATGAAAAATGCTAAGAAAAAAGGTGGCGCAGATGAAGATGTAAAAGAAGGCGGTCGTAAAAAGAAAAGTAACGGGCATAAAGCGAATTGTAAATGCCCCATTTGTAAGAATATGTCAAAAAATAAGAAAGGGGGGCAAGAAGAACCAGATATTGAAAATGGTTTAAGAGGTGATATTGAAGAAGGTGGTATTTCTGCTAAGACAACATCTACTATGAAAAAGGAAGAAACTGATAAGACTAGTAGTAAGGAAGTTGTCGCAAAAGATGACGAATACGATTTATTAGATGCTGCCGAAAAAGGGCAAGCAGGACCAAATTTGGTAGGAGGCACACGCAAAAGGCGCGGTTCTAGAAAATCGAATGGACACAAAGCAAATTGCGGATGTCCTATTTGTGGTAATATGAAACATGGTAGAAAAACGCGTCGTCATAGAAAACGCAGCCATAGACGTCGGTAAGTGGGAATTGCCTGTATATAACTAGTGCATATATCAATTCGTATAAATAATATTTATAAAAATCGATTTAAAGTTTACTTGACAAATGTAGATATAGAAATGACTAACGCGCTAAGTGTTGAACAATCTAACAATGAATTATGTGAACAATTTGAAGGCATTGTAAACGGATTAAACAATATTAAAACACAAATATCAGCACTTCAACAAAACCTTAAATTATTAGAAAAGTCCGTGAAAAAGCAAATGAAGGGATTAAAAAAGGAAGTTATCAAAAATAAGAAAAGCGGAAATAGAAAACCATCAGGGTTTGCCAAGCCAACTAAAGTGACAAAAGAATTATGTCAATTTATGAACAAGGAAGAAGGTACTGAAATTGCGAGAACTGAAGTGACCAAGTCTATATGCTGTTATATAAAACAACATCACTTAGAAAACACCTCAAATAGTAAAATAATTACTCCCGATGACAAATTAAAGGGTCTTTTAGGTATTGAAGAGGGTCAAGAGTTGACTTATTTTAACATTCAAAAATATATGAATAAACATTTTGTAAAGGACATCGTTTTAGCATAGATATAGATAACGCGTTGCTTACCACTTATAAATTTAATTTTTACGAGTTGTAAAAATTAAATACTTATTATGCGCCATTTATGGGTTGATTTGACGGTATTCAACAATTTTAAGTTCGTCATCGTCTTCTTCGCATGCCTCTTCTTTAAATTGTTTTTTAATGTCGAAATCAAACTGTAAATCGCATGAATAATCACATTTGATAGTAGTAAGCCACAACGTTTTACATAAGGGGATATACGCATCGTATATTTGTTTGCCGCCAATAATGTATATTTTGAATTGACTACTTAAAGCCGGATATTGCTCGTTATATTTCTCTCTATTCGCAATTATTGTTTCGTGTATAGTATTGTCGTCTGTAAATAGTATAGTACCGTGTTTCTCAGTTATAGATGTTACTATAGGATTATTCGGCTCTCTTGTGAGAACAATATTTAGACGGTTTTTTAGCGGTCTATTTTCTTCTGGTATAGAGAAATAGGTGTTTTTACCCATAATAACTACGTTGTTTTTTGTCTTTTGGTAGAAAAAATGCATGTCCTTTTTAGATTTCCAGGGAATCGTTCCGTTTTTGGATAATCCGTTTTTTATATCAATGGCCATGATAGCTTCCATAATAAATATAATACATTTAGAGCAACGCGTATTTTAAATGCCGACTTTAACTTTAAATCGTTTTTATAAATAATTCAAAATACGAGCGCTTCCTCCCATAGGGAGGATAAACTAAATTCTATATAATGGGTTTATCATATGCTTACTTTATGGTAGATAAGCTAATTCCCATCTAATGTTATTTCATTTACTACCTTAATGAAACAACTATTTATTTTTTATTGATTGTTTTCTTGGTTTCTTAACTTTTTCCTTCCCTTTAGGGATTACTTTTCTAATAAATTCTTCTGGTCTTGTTTGACTTTCTAAATAACATTTTCCAAGTAATAATATGTTCTTACAAGCATTAGTATCTCTATTCACGAATATACGACATTTGGTTTCCTCTTTTGGAGTTAGTATTTCGTGGAGTGATTTTTTATGTTTCTTTCTTCTAACAATAACATTTTCCATTTCTTTCAAAGTTTTATTATATAACTTACTGGTATTGAATTCATTTATTTCAACAATATCAAATCTGGATAATAATAATTTTTTCATACCAATATTTGGTGTAGAAATACAACCTTTCATTTGAGTTGTTCTACTATAATCTCCGTGTAAAATAACAATTTTTCTACCTTGTTTTATTTCTTCTTTTGTAAGATAGGTATTTTCAATCTCATTCAATAATTTTACCTCACTTTGTTTAGTTCTGATAAATCTGCGAAATGCTAATTTACGAAATAAAGGTTTTTGGTAAAATTCTTTAACTTCATTATTCAAAATGGTTTTATTTGTAATAAAATTCTTATATTCTTCTACTTTGGTTGTTCTTGATTTGAAGTTTGATAATTTAGTTTCTTTTTGAATTATACCATTCTTCTTCTTTTCTTGTAAAATAATATAACTACTTCGTTTTGTATATGTTTCAAATCTTCTTCTACAAGCAGTATATTTGAAGAATTTATTATTTTCATCAATCATTGTAATTGGTCTAATTTTACCAGGGTCTAATGAAACTAATTTGTATTTATCTGTTAAATATTCATTACATTTTTCTTTTGATAAATCTTCCACTTTTGTAAATTCAAAATCATTATTTACTTCTGGTAATTTATCTCCAAATACTTTATCCTTATATTTTTTCAAAATGAATAATAAAGAACAACTAAACCCATCAGTAATAATTTGATTGTAGAAAACATATTCTTTCTGTTTGAAAATATCATTTTTTTCCAATTTTAATATTTTACTCCAAATATGTTTTTGGTGTTTCTTTGCGTGATGTAGTAATTCAGTTTTGTTATAAGAAAAAATACTCATTTCTTTATCATTTATTAAATCTACAATTGCTGGTGTATTCAATACAATATGCTTGGGAACAATATTATTTCTTTGTGGAATAACTTGGTAAGGTCTTTTACCTAATTCTTCTATTTTCTGATTGATATAAAAAGAATACTTAATGTATTTTTCTGGATTACATTTTACATCATAAGCAATCGATTTATTTAGTTTATTTGGAAATAAAAAACCTTTATTTTCTCTAATCCAACTATGATATTCTTCTTTGGAATCTTCTATTTTATTATTGATTAAATCGCTTTTCAAATCACGAATTTCTTGGTTGAGTTGTTTATAAAGTTCTTTACGCTTTTCTTTGTCTTTTTCTTTTTTAATTTCTAATGTTCTTGGTTCTTTGAATAAACAATTGATATATTTGAATAAATGTTTTACAAAATGAGTAGAAATATTAGTATTGATACAAGTAATCATTTCATTTGCGGTTTGTGCTAAAATAAAAGTCTTGTTTGAATAACATAGTTTTTTATCCACTAATTTACAAAATTCATCATTATAAAATCGTTTCATATCCACTTTATCTTTAATATTCTTGATATTTTCTTCTTTTGTTTTTTGACCACTATTAGAGTTTGGAGAACTAATTGTTTTTATTACATCTAATACAAACTGTTTGTTTATTTTAGGAAAGTCTTGATTATGATTGAATTTATTTAACAAATACATACGAATAAACTGATAAGATAAAATAACAATTTCATTCATATCCATAACAGCGTTTTCAATAATAGGCTGTAAAGTATCATACTTTTTCAAAACACATTTCAAAGGACACTTAATAATCCGATAAACTTGTTCGGAAGGGTCTGGCGGTTTTTCCTCTAATTCCATTCTATATATTATAAAAAGAAAATATTTTTAAGTTCTTTTTATACAAAAAACATTTATTCCTAAATATTTTCTATTTTTTCTTTTTCTAATTTTTCTTTTTTTTTTTGTTTTGCTTTTTTTTTTTTTTTTTT